CCGGATTTATATCCTGTTGGAACAATAGACATTCCAGGATTTAGAAAAAATGAAATTGAAAAGACTATATCAGAATTAAGGAGGGGTAATACTGAAAGTTTAATTGCTGCTAATTATTTTTTGAAACATATTACAGATGAAAAGAGATTATTTCCAGAGCCTGTTTTTGCAGACTGGCATGAAAAATCTAAAATGGTAATTGCATACCTTGATCCTGCATACAAGGGAGACAACACAACAGCTTTATCAATAGCAAGCAAAGATATAAATGATAATATCGTTATAGATGGATTTGTTTATAACAAGCCAGTTACTGATCTTTATAGTACAATAGTTAATATTTTAAATAATAGAAAATGCGGGACGCTCTATGTGGAGAGTAACGCAGACAAAGGATTGAGCGCTATTGAGTTAAGAAAAATATATCCTGCAGTAATAGATGTAAATGAAAAAGAAAACAAGCATATTAGAATACTGAATTATGTAAGATCAAACTGGCATAAAATAACATTTGACAAAAATATACAAATAGAGTACATAAATCAGATATTAGATTATCAAGAGGGCCAGGAACCAGATGACGCGCCGGACAGTTTGGCTGGATTATGCAGGGAGTTGCGAATAGGAAAAAATAATTTACTTCAAAGGTACGGATAATGAAAAAGAAAAATAGAATAAAAAAATTTTTCAATAGATTTGATGGTTTTAAGGATGTGTCAAATGAGAGGGGCAGTAGTAAAGATATTACAACAAGATTGTACGGTTATTTTAAAACAAGATATGCACAGTCATCCGATGACTTATATTATAGCAACGGATTTTTGCAAAATATAGTTAATCAGCCTGCAGAAGATGCAACCCGCGAATGGTTTACAATTAAAACGAATTTAGACACCGAAGAACAAAACATTTCACGGCTTATACAATTAAGACTCGATGAATTAGACTTAAAAAGAAAATTAAAAAATTTAATAATCAATTCAAGGAAATATCAAATGGGAGGTATGTTTTATTATGGTATTTTGGGGAGTACTCCTCAATCGGATTTATCAAAAACCCTTCCCAGCGCAATTGAAAAACTTGATTATATAAATGTTGTCGATAATCCAGATACAATATCAGTACTAATTAACAACAGGACAGACGCAACATTAAAGGATTATATGAGGCCTGAATTTACGATAAACGGCAAGTATGTCCATAGCAGCAGAATATCATGGTTGGTCAATGATTTTAATACTGATTACATGCGGGGATTTACTCCGCTCGATGTTTGTTATGATGCTATAATTGCCCAGGATTCCAGTTTATGGTCAGTATCAAAATTGATGTCTGACATGGTAACTAAGATTTTTAAAAGTGATATGTTTGTATCCCTTTCCCCAAATGATAAAATTGAATTTCTGGAAAAGATGAAACATTATATGGAAACTAATGGGGCAGTTGCATTGACTCAAAATGAAGACTTTCAAAAGATGACTTACTCATTTACTGGCATCCGTGAAATTTTTGATTTTATTTTTGAAAACTTATCAGGCATGTCAAGGATACCAAAAAACATATTACTCGGTAAAGCACACGGAGTGGTTACTGCTGGAGAATATGACTCACTTAATTATTATTCACAGATTGCTAAATTACAGGAAAATGAATTAACTCCGATAATAAATAAAATAATTGATATGATAATATCAGAGAAAAAGGGACCTGTTTCAATAGCACTTGGAAATAAAATAAATCAGATAGATTATGAAATAGAGTGGAATAGTTTATGGGAACTTGACCCTTTGAGTGATGCAGATAGGAATTTAAAACTTTCACAACGGGACCAAATAGATGTAACTATCGGCAAGGCCTCACCGCAGGAAGTAAGAGAGCTTGACAAGAGATATAACGAGTTACAAACAGACGGCGATATAGTAGAGATTGCAAATGTATTAAATATGGATGAGCCTGCAAATGAAGAATAAGTTTCCGAAGCATTTAGAAAAAGATATGGAGAAGCTTTATTCAAGGGCCATAGTAACAATAGGGAAAAAGTTTTTACCTCAGATCAAAAAAGCATTCAATGAATCCATAAACATAACAGATTTTACAATTAAATTAAATAAAATAATAGATGAAGACTTTGTTAAGTATATCGGGGCTGCCACATTACCCGGAATTGATAAAGAAATTGAATTAGTCAGTGCCTGGGCATTTTCACAGACTAAAAAAGCAGTTGTAAATCTGCAGGGCTTGACTGCTGAACAAATCAGAGAAGGGATTTTAGTTAATAAAAAAAATCCAGTTTATCTTACATTTGTGAAAAAGACTATTGAGAAAAATAAGGATTTAGTAAAAGCACTTGGTAAAGAATATATTGACGGAGTATCACAAAACGCAATTAAAACATTTATTGACGGCGGGTCTCGTAAAGACTTAACTAATAAGATGTTAGAATATACCGACGAAAATTTAAATAAGGCAAAATTTTGGGCACGGGACCAGGTTGGGGATGCATTCGCAGAGTTTACGGCACAACAACAATCGTTATCAGGGATTAAAAATTATATATGGCGTACAATGGGAGACAATGCGGTAAGAGATGATCATGCGGAATTAGAGGGCAGAGTGTTCAGCTGGTCAGACGGTGCGATGTCTACAGGTTTATTAAGCAAGCCAGGGGCAAGCCATCCGGCTGAAGATTATTCTTGTCGCTGTTATGCAGAGCCAACAAACGAGGACGTGACTGGATGAATTCAGATTTATTCTATGATTATTACAGGGGATTATCGCAAAGAGAATTAGAGAGAAAATATGACATGCCTATACGTACGATAATATGGCAGTGTAAAAATACAATGAGTTATTTATTTAACACATCAGGCACTATTATAAATAATAATATTAGTTTGATTAAAAAAGAGGTGAAAAAATTATGAGGGTAAAGGCGGCGGTCCAATATCCGCATGGGGCCTGTAGTTATTATAGGAGCCTGGGAGTTTTAAAAAAATTACATAAACTAAATAATAATATCAGCGTCGAACATATAAAAGAGATTGAATGGCATATGATATCAGACGCAGATGTGTTATATTTAGAACGGCCGGCAAGCTATGAATTTCATACAGCTGGACAAATGGCAAAAGATTTTAATGTCCCTTTGTGGGTTGACTTCGATGACAATCTATTTGACTTACCGAAATATAATCCAGGGCATAAATATTTTAGTCAGGACACAACCAAAGAATGTATTATAAAATGCATAAAGCTTGCCGATGTTGTTACCGTAACAACTCCAGAACTGCAAAAAGTATATAGCAATTATCATAATAATGTTAAAGTGATTGAAAATGCTTTTAATGATTATAATTTTAAATTGCCAAATGAAGCAAGCAAGAATGAATCTTGTCTATGGCGTGGGAGTGAAACACATAGAAATGATTTATTAGGAGTGGCCCCGCAAATATTCGAGCTTGCCAATAAATATAAAAAATGGGGTTGGTGTTTTGTTGGCAATAATGTTTGGTTCATGACAGATAACATAAACAATCATTACCAGATTGATGAGTTACCGCAATTAAAATTTTGGAAATTTATCAGAAAAACAAATGCAGGAATACAGATAAATCCACTTGCGTTTAATCGCTTTAATGTTGGAAAATCTAATATTGCATGGATAGAGGGCACGTTTGCTGGTAGTTGTTGTATTGCACCTGAGTTGCCAGAATGGAAAAGGCCGGGGATAACCTTATATGATAGCCCAAATGATTTTAAAGATAAATTAGATAATTTAATTAAGGATAAAAAAATTAGAGAAATGAATTTTAAAACATCAAGAAAATATATTATTGATAATTTATTATTATCAGATATAAATAAAAAAAGATTAAATATTTTAGAGGAGTTAATATGAAAAGGATATTAGTCACCGGGTCCGCCGGATTTGTAGGGGCTCACATTGTAGAGCACATACTTGCGACAACAGATTGGTATGTAATAGGGATTGACTCATTCAACCATCGAGGAGACAGTTTAAGAGTATATCAAGATCATACAAGATATGAAATACATACGCATGATCTTAATACTCCGATATCAGATAGAATGATTGAAAAAATCGGGCATATAGATTATATAATTAACAATGCATCAGAGAGTCACGTTGACAGATCAATAGATGAGCCGGTCCCATTTATTCAGAATAATGTCAATGTTGCCTTGACTATGCTTGAGTATGCCAGAAAAATTAAACCTGAAAAGTTTATACATATAAGTACAGATGAGGTATATGGCCCGGCGCTTGAGGGTACACTGCATAAGGAGTGGTCTGAGATATTACCGTCAAATCCATACAGTGCCAGTAAAGCATGCCAGGAAGCTATCTGTATTAGTTACTGGAGGACATACGATATACCAATTATAATCACAAACACTATGAATTTAGTGGGTGAGAGGCAGGATAAAGAAAAATTTATCCCAATGCTGATAAGCAAAATAAACAAAGGTGAGACCGTAACTATCCACGGCAGTAAAGATTATATCGGCAAGAGGTTTTATTTACATGCCAGAAATCAGGCAGACGGTCAATTATATTTACTTAAAAATATAACTCCTACAATGTACCAGGACAGAATAGATAAACTGATAATACCAGATAGGTTTAATATCGTTGGTGAGATTGAACTTGATAATTTAGAACTCGCTGAAATGGTTGCCGATATCTTGGGCAAGGAATTAAAATATGAGTTGGTTGATTTCCATAGGGCAAGGCCGGGCCATGACAGGAGGTATGCCCTTGACGGGGAGAAAATGGAATTTATTGGATGGGTCCCGCCAGTTAAATTTTATGACTCACTTAAAAAGACAATTGAGTGGACATTGAAAAATCCAGAATGGCTAATATAGTGCTTGATTGCTGTTTGATATATTTACCTAAGCCATATTTAAAAGAGCCTGACGCGCAGGCCCCTCTTGGTTTAATGTATATAGCAGCATACATGGAAAGTAAAGGCCGGAAAGTGGAAATAAAAAACTATTCGGCTTATAGTTATAAAGAGGCAATTGAGGACCTTCCTTTATGTTTTTTTTATGGGATAACAGCAACAAGTTTAGAAATACCGCAGGCAAATACATTCGCAAAATTGATAAAGGCTAAATATCAATTTGCTCGGGTAGTGGTAGGAGGACCCGGGACATATTCAGAGGAATTTATTGATTATAAATATATTGACTCAATAGTACAGGGAGACGGAGAGAAAACAGCATATAAGATTTTAATTGATATTGAAAATCAAATACCACTAAAAAAAACATATCAAGGAATACCGATAACTAAACTTGATGAGTTACCACTACCGGCAAGACACTTGTTAAAGAATAAACAGGGAGGCAATATATTTGCATATGGACAACGATATGCAGACGGTGACAGCACAATTATATTATCGTCCAGGGGATGCCCATTTAAGTGTGCTTTTTGTAGTGCGCCTTTTTTAACATATCAAAATAAAGTAAGGTTCAGGAATCCAGACAAGGTTGCTCTTGAGATAAGGCACGTAAAAGAAAAATATGGCATTAAACAATTTAGATTCTCTGACGATATGTTTACAGCAAGTAAAAAAAGAGTGTTGCAATTATGTGAACAAATAGAAAAGGAAAATGTCTACTGGCGTATCTCTTGTAG